AATATGTACACAGGATTTGCATTTAAGAAGGTATCATCCAGTTCTTCGAGCAGCTCAAACTCAAGCTCGCATTCGTCCAGCAGCCACAGCTCGTCGAGCCATAGTTCGAGCAGTTCTTCGGTATCCAGCTCTCACAGTTCGAGCAGCCATAGTAGCAGTAGTTCGTCACAATCGAGCAGTCATAGTTCCAGTAGTAGTTCTGATTAAGTGGAGAAACAATGCCAGCATTTACAGGTATATTAGAGCCGAGCATTTTTGTCGAGGACACGCTTCGCTGTTCGGCTACGATTGCGGCGGCTCTCACTCCAAGTCCGGTTGCGCCAATGCTCCCATTGGAATCTATCATTCCACTCGGAGCAGGGTCGTGGTTTAGCAACCTGCCAGTTGAGCAGAATGAGCGGTCATTAACTGGCACGAAGGTCGATTCATTCCTGGACGATTACTATTACCGTATCCACGCAACGCCAGCGTCGTTTCCGTTTGGAGCGGTACTGTCTGAATTGATTGATGAGTTTTATGTATGGAACTCATTCTTTGTTCAGAAGACTTGTACGAGTATTGTTACGACATTCTCTCCGGCTGAATATACACTGGCTGGCCTGGCTGACCCGTTCACTCTTGAGCCTTTGGAATACACAACCTACACAATCACAGTACCAAAAGAAGGTTCGGCGGAGTTTGATGCGACTATAACATTTGACTTCGGGGCGGCTGGTTCGAGAGTGGTAACTCTCAGCGGAACAAGGCTGATAGTCTTTGCATTCTGCCCGCAGTTGAAAATACCTGAATCGTTGGAATGGATGACGGATATTATTACGCCGAGGGATGGTGTCGGCTCGGAGCAGCGGATTAGCGTTAGGACTATTCCAAGGCAGAAGTTCACCTATTCGGTACCGTTGAAAACCGAAAAAGAGCAGAGCAGGTTCAATGCCGTGATGTTCGGCTGGCAGAAACGGTCGTTTGGGTTGCCGATATGGACGGAGCGAGTTACACACACGGCCACAATAACGGCTGTGGATGGTACGATTACAGTTGATACTACAAACGCAGACTTCCGCGATGACAGCTATGCCCTAATCTGGAAGTCCATTACAGAATACGAGGCGGTTAAAATTGATACGGTTGCCGCCGGTTTGCTCACGCTCGAATCGCCGGTAGTCGCTACGTACACGGGGACGAAGTTTATAATGCCGCTGCGAATAGCTCAGACTAATTCGTCGGTCAAAAAGAGCAATCGTTCTGCCGGTCTGATGATAGCGACTATCGGGTTTGACGTTAAGGATAATATATTACAAACTGGATATACTCCAGCCACGACTTACAAGACATTCCCTGTTCTGGATGTCGGCTCGAAACAGTTCGGTAGAACGGCCAAAGTTAGCGGTTCGGATAGCGATTCATTCACTCAGGATTACGAGAGCGGCGACTTCGACTATTACAGCGATTCCGAATTTAATATGATTACTCAGGGCTGGGGATTCGTTAACGAGAACAAAGCTGCCTGTTGGGACTTCCGTCTATTCCTTCATTCTCTATATGGTATGCAGGGCACGGTATGGGTTCCGACGTACAAGGACGATCTGGCCCAAGCCAGCGTTATCGGTGCTGCCGATACGAGTTTCCAGATAGAGAATATCAAGCTGACCGATAATATGACGTTCAATACATTGAGGACACACTTGGCATTCATTAAGCCAGACGGAACGACCTACTACAGAGAGATTACGGGCATTGTAGAACTCAATGATAATATCGAAGTCATCTCAATCGATGCGTTTCTGGGTGAGGAGATTGCTGTCGGTGGATGTATGATAAGCTTCTTGGACTTGTGCCGCCGGGCTTCTGATACGGCTCGGATGGACTGGTTCTTTTTCGATAAGAATAATATCAATGAAACATATTTGGCGGTTGTAGAATGACATACTTAGCAGCAGAACAGGGAGCAGCCACAGGCCAGCCGGTTGAGTTATATGATATAGCGATGGGCATAACTCACTGGCGACTGGCCAGCGGCGGCGAAGATATAGACTACGGCGGGCATACCTACGAATCGGCCCCGTGCAAGCGAAGCGAAATAGAGCAGACGGGCGAGATACCAAAAGACGGCATCGAAGTGGAACTGCCAAGAGGTCATGCGTTGGGTGTGATATGTGTCGCCGGAGTACCGGAAGAGGAAATAACGCTAACCATATATCGAGGGCACGGTGCGTTTTATGTGACGTACTTCAGAGGATTTCTGACCAATGTGAAATTCGACGGCAATGCAATCCCGACGTGTTTCTTCGAGCCGAGGAGTTCCGACTTGCCTTTCGTTGGTGGGCGGCGGCGGTGCATGAGGCTTTGCGGGCACAGGCTGTTTGGCTATCGCTGCGGGCTTGATAAAGAGGTATATAGAATCAATGGAACAATCGATACGATAAGCGGAGTGACTATTACAGCGACGGAGTTCGGGGCGGCGGTGGGTGTGCCGGATAATTATGGCGACCTGACTAATCTGGATGGATGTACCTATGCCGCGAATGTATATACATCGGATGCTTATAAAGCATTTGATGATAGCGTTAGTACGTATTGGAGTTCCGGGGCGACTTATACAGATAATTGGATATATTGCAAATGGACAGCGGCTCAAACAATTAAAAAAATAAGGATAAGGCCGGGATATACATCAGCAATATATTGGGCGACTGATCCCGGTGATGGCTGCATGAAGTATTTCAGGGTGGCTGGCAGTAATAATGGTGTCGGATGGACTACTATTCCCGTCATGGAATGGATTGGTAATTGCCAATTCTACGGCGGTGAAGGTGGTAGCGACACAGAAGTTGACAGAACAACAGACCCCTCAGAATGGATTGGTGTGACGCTGGATAATGCCGTTGCATATACTTATTATCGTGTTTGGGTATACGAAAATTATGGTGGCACAAATTCACTTCTCGTCAATGAAATCGAGATGATTGAAGCCGATAATGCAATGTCTGTTTATTATTACGGCGGCGGCGGGGAAATTGTAGTAGGCACGGCACGCCGAACGATTACGGCTCACGTTGGCAATACGATTACAATCAACCGCCCATTCGGGTCTGGAGTCATAGCGGGCAATGCGTTTTCTGCTTACCCCGGTTGTGACCATACGCCGGGCACTTGCCGCAGTAAGTATGACAATGGAATCAATTATGGTGGGCTTGAGGGTCTGCCGACGAAGAATCATTATGCTGGCGATTTAATTTACTGAGAGAATTATGATATTAGCGGTTATTGGGATTGATGACATTATTTGGTATCTGGTTTGGATGGCAATAGCGGCAGGCATCTCCTACGGCATTGCCCAACTCACAAAAAAAGATCCCAAAGATATAAGATATGAGCCGGACACGTTCAGTTTCCCAGAAATCAAAGAGGGAACGAAGTTTTCTATTATTGCCGGGACGTGCTGGCAGGAAGCCCCGATTGTTGGGTGGTTCGGTGATATAAACACCGAATCTCTTGGTGTTCGCCTGAGCGATTCCGGTGGTCAATATGTATATATCAATAAGTACTCTTACGGGTCACTACACATCCTGGCACAGGGTTTCTGCGATGGTGTTGTACAAACCAAGGTTGGCGACTTGGTTGTCTGGCCGGATAGTGCGAACAAGAAAACGCTCAACGCCGATGCTGCTGCCTCGGCCGTGATTGACTTGCCGGATTTATATGGTGGCATAAAAGAACACGATGCTAATATAACGGGGCAGGGCGGAATTGTAGGGACGGTGGATTTTGAGTATGGCCCGGCAGCTCAGGTGCTGAATGATTATCTTGCCTCTGTTCAGGGCAATTATATTTCAGCAAACAGGGGTTTGACTACGGCGATATTGCGGCAGGTATATATCGGCATATCGGCACAGCCGAAGCAATGGAAGTACCTAATCAAACGGACGGCGCACCTGACGACCGGCGAGGATCAATGGTATCCTGCGAAGGCGACTATCCGCGATTACGAGATAAATCCAATCCACTGGCTGAGAGAAATCTATACCGACACCGAATGGGGGTTGGGATATTCGACCGCGATATTCGATAATACTTTAATGGAAGCCGCCGCCGATGACCTGTACGATGAAGGCTTTGGGATGTGTATAAAGTGGGAAGGCGACCAATCATTAGAAGACCACGTTAAGGATGTTCTCAGATATATCAACGCGGTTATTCGGGAAGACCATTCGACCGGGCAGCTCGAAATAAAATTGATTAGGGACGATTACGTTTTAGGTGCTTTGGAAGAGTTCGACGACACTGATATTAACGCAGTAGAGGATTACTCGCGGGGTGCGATACACAAGGTTGCTGATGTGACTTACGTTAAATACTGGAGCCTGTACGACAATCTTCCCGTGACTATTCCGAATCACGACATGGCATTAGTTAGCGTCCAGAACGAAATGCTTATCCCGAATAACGTCAGTTATACTGGCGTTGTCAATGACGACCTGGCAGGGCAACTGGCGGCCCGTGACCAGCATCAGATATCGGCATTCCCTGCGGTGATGAAAATCAAAGCCAAACGGACAATGGCACATTTGATGTCGGGCGATGTATTCAAGCTGACCTGGCCGCCGCTGGGCATTGTCTCGATGGTTGTTCGGATAGTAACTCCGCATTACGGCACTCTAACTAATGGCGAGGTTTCATTCGACTGCGTTGAAGATATATTCGGCATGAAGGATTCTCTATATGGTGTGCCGCCGGCGACAGGGTGGTCTGATGCCGTAGCCGATCCCGAATACGATGATGAGTATCTGATAGCTCAAGTGGCGATGAGTGGGGTTGACCCGACGG